ATTGTCAGAACTGGTATTCTTCGGTTGGCGTTTGGAGTCAATGGATCTGGTGTGCCTACCATTGGATTTGATGACGAGTACACCGAAAGTGAAGAAGTTGGTATAACTTTGTATGGATTTTATAACTCAAGTACCAATCGATGGGATCTGTTTTATACTTCAACGTTTACAGCCTATGCCACTACTTTGACGTTCTCATTTAGATATCTAAGCGCACTAACTAATTAAGTTGTATCAATGAATATTTGGAATCTATCAGCTGAAGATAGATTGAATAAATGGCTTCAGTTTAGAAAAGAACTGAATCAATTAAGCCTTGAGCAGGCAATTGAAAAAACCTGCGAACTGTGGAAAACTGTTCGCTTTGCCCCTTACTATCTACACCCTAACGAACCGGAGACGTGGCCAGACCCTTGGACATTGATCTCCGAAAATTATTTTTGCGACCTTGCAAAAGCACTAGGTATCATGTATACTATGTATTTTACTGACTATAGTAAACAGCACAGTTTTGAATTGCGTATTTACAAAGACTCGACAACTCACTATTACTACAATTTAGTCTGGATCGACAATGGGAAATATATTCTTAATTTGATTGATGGTAGTTATGTAAATATTGAACAGTTCGACAAAACTTTAACGCTAGAAAAAGCATACGATACAAAAAAATTAAAATTTGAAAATTATTAAAGGGTAATCAATGACACAGTTGACAGTTACAAAAAGAGATGGACGCAAAGAGCCACTGGATCTAGAAAAATTACATCATGTAGTATTTTGGGCCACAGAAGGAATCACAGGCGTAAGTGCCAGTGAAGTAGAAATTAAAAGTCACATACAGTTTTATAACGG